AGGCCTCAGACAGCGGAAATATTCTTTGAAGAGGTTTTGATGGCGTGCCACTTTTACGGAATGCCGATACTAGCAGAGAACAACAAGGCAAGGCTATTGTATTATCTAAAAGAGGCAGGGTACAGGCCGTTTGCAATGAACAGACCAGACAGAAAGAAACACCAGCTATCAAAATCAGAGCGAGAGATTGGAGGAATACCAAACTCATCAGAGGACGTAAAGCAGGCGCACGCAGCTGGTATTGAAGCATATATAGAGAAGTATGTAGGTCTTGACGTGGAGGGCACATACAGGGAAACCGACGAGATGGGCAACATGTATTTCACAAGAACACTAAATGACTGGGCAAGGTTCGATATAAACAACCGTACAAAGTACGACGCAGCCATCAGCTCCGGATTGGCGATTATGGCCAACCAAAAGTTTCATCACACTGATGCTCAAAAAAATTCAAAGATAAGTATTAAATTTGCTACATTCTCCAACAAAGGGATAAGAAGCGAGATACAACAATGATCGGCAAAAAAAATTCGTTAATATCCAAGTCGTTTCCAGATCAACTGGCTAGCGACTCGGAAAAGGCACAGATGGAATTTGGACTACAGGTAGGCCAGGCCATTGAGCATGAGTGGTTCAGGTCTTCTGGAGGCTCATGCCGATATTACAACCAGTGGACAGAGTTTCATAAGTTGAGATTGTATTCTCGTGGAGAGCAGTCAGTAGCTAAGTATAAGAACGAGTTAGCCGTAGATGGTGATTTGTCTTACTTGAATCTAGACTGGACGCCAGTTCCGATTATCCCAAAGTTCGTGGACATTGTAGTGAACGGCATGGCTGATCGCATGTTCAAGGTTAAAGCTCAGTCTCAGGACCCAATTTCTGCCGATCGTAGATCTAAGTTCCAAGAGATGGTAGAGGCCGACATGATCGCCAAGGAGATGCTTGACGAGGTAAAGGCTAATTTCGGAGTTGACGCATTTAATGTTCCTCAAGACGACGTCCCCATGAACCAGGAGGAGATGAACCTCTACATGCAGTTGAATTACAAGCCAGCCATAGAAATTGCGGCTGAGCAAGCAATCGACACTGTGCTGAAAGAAAACAACTACGACAACGTTCGTACTAAGTTTGATACCGACCTTACCGTTCTTGGAATTGGAGCAGCTAAGCATTCTTTTTCGATCAACAACGGAATCAAAGTTGAATATGTTGACCCGGCAAACTTGATCTATAGCTACACAGAATCACCAAATTTCGAAGATGCTTTTTACTTTGGAGAGGTGAAAAATGTGCATATTACAGAACTAAAGAAGATTGACCCAACATTGACAAAGGGAGACCTGGAGGAGATTCGCAAGGTTGGTTCTGGATGGTGGGACAAATACCCAGCAGCAAAAGCATACAGGGACGATCTTTTTGCTCAGGACACAATCCCGTTGTTGTTCTTTAGCTACAAGACAGACAAAAAGTTTGTATACAAAAAGAAATACCTAGAAAACGGGGGAGAGCGAGTAATCGAGAAAGACGACTCGTTTGAAGCAGAAGGGGAAGAGGGACGTTTCGAGAGAATTGAAAAACGAATTGACGTATGGTATGACGGAGTGATGGTGTTGGGCGGTAGCAAAATGTTGAAGTGGGAACTTCAGGAAAACATGGTGCGACCTAAGTCTGCATCACAGTACTCATTCCCAACGTACATTGTTTGTGCACCTAAGATGTATAAAGGAACAATTGAGTCCTTGGTGCGCAGGATGATAACATTTGCAGACCTGATCCAGATCACACACCTCAAGCTGCAACAAGTAATTGCGAAGATTGTACCAGATGGTGTATATATTGACGCTGATGGCTTGAATGAGGTAGATCTGGGAAATGGAGCTAACTACAATCCTGAGGATGCGCTGAAGCTGTACTTTCAGACCGGTAGTGTAATCGGAAGGTCATTCACACAGGAGGGAGAGTTTAACAATGCACGAGTTCCCATCCAGGAGCTAAACGGTAATGCTGGACAGGCCAAAATTGCTTCACTTGTTAATACGTACAACCATTACATGTCCATGTTGCGTGACGTGACTGGGCTAAACGAGGCTCGTGACGGATCCGTAATGGACAAGAACAGCCTGGTTGGCTTACAGAAGTTGGCGGCAGCAAACAGCAACACGGCGACTCGACATATCTTGTTGGCGTCATTAGACATCACTAAGCGCATGGCCGAGTGCTTGTCTCTTAGAATTTCTGACGTAATCGAATACGCAGACTTCGGAGAAGAGTTCGCCATGCAGATAGGAAAGTACAACGTAGCAACTCTAGACGAACTAGATGACTTGTACCTGTATGACTTCGGTATCTTTATCGAGCTGTCTCCAGACGAAGAACAAAAGCAACTGCTAGAGAACAACATCAACATTGCTTTACAGCGTGACCAGATTACGCTAGAAGATGCCATTGATATTCGCCAGGTCCAGAACGTGAAGCTAGCAAACGAGCTGCTCAAAATGAAGCGTCGTCGCAAGGAAGAGAAGGACCGTGAATACGAAAAGCAGAAGGCCGAATACGCCACACAGCTAAATATCCAACAGAGCCAGGCTGCAGCACAAGCGGCAGCACAGAAAGCTCAGATGGAAGCACAAGCAAAGGCGCAGATCGAGCAGCTTAAGGGCCAGATGGAAATGCAAAAGCTTCAACTTGAGACTGAAATGAAAATGAAGTTGATGGAGCAAGAATTCCAGTATAACATACAGCTTAGCCAAATGAACGGGCAAATATTGACTGATCGCGACAAGATGAAGGAAGGAGAGAAAAAGAGTCGCCAGGACCGAAACAACTCACAACAAAGCAAATTAATTGATCAACGTCAAGGCAAGAAAGCACCAGTAAACTTTGAGTCAAGCAATGACCACCTTACGGGTGGAGCTGGACTGGGTGAATTTGAGCCAAAATAAAATCACTATATTTGCATAAATAAAATTTAATTATGGAAAATTTCAAGGTAAAAGAAGTTTCCTCCGAAGAAGAAAAGTCAGTACAAGAGGTTGAAGAGCAATTGCTCGCAAACGCAGAAGCTGAATTCAAAGGAGAAGAAGCTAAGAGCGATGACGGATCGCTTAAAATCGACCTCAGGAGCAAGCCTGCTGAGGAAGAAAAAACTCCAGAAGCCAGCGCCGAAGAGGCAATGGAAGAGGAGCAGCCTTTGGAAGACATTGAGGACGAGGTAAAAGACGGCCCAATGTCAGACGAGGTCGTTCTAAATTATTTAAAGGAAAAGTACAATCTTGACCTCTCTTCACTAGAACAAGTCAACAAGAAGGAAGAACTCCCTTCTGATGTCGAGGCGTTCTTGAAGTACAAACGGGAGACAGGACGAGGTATGGAGGATTACTTGGCGTTAAACCAAGATTTCAGCAAGATGAGCGAGACTGATCTGCTGCGCTCCTTTATCAAGTCAGAGAACCCAGAGTATGATGCTGAGGATATCGATTTCGAAATGGAGGCGTTTGCCTACGATGAAGATGTCGATGATGCCAAGGACATTAAGAGGGCAAAATTGGAAAAGAAAAAAACAATCGCGAAAGCTCGGAAGTATTTCGAGGAACAGAAGAGTAAGTACCTAACGAAAGTGGAGTCCACTTCAACCACGGTAGACCCTGAAGTTCTAAGAGCAGCAGAAGAGTATAAGCGCTTGAGTTTAGAGTCCGAAAATGCACAAAGCGAAAACATGAAGCGGCACAGCTCCTTCAAGCAGAAGACAGAAGACTTTTTCTCAAACAATTTTGAAGGTTTCAAATACAAGATTGGGGAGAGTGAATTTGTCTACAAGCCTGGGGATGTCGAAAAAGTGAAAAATCGCCAGATGGACGTCAACAACTTCTTTAGCAAGTTTCTTGATAAGGACGGTTTCTTGACTGACGCTGCCGAGTATCACAAAGCGATTGCTACCGCTATGAACCCAGACGCCATCGCAAAGTTCTTCTATGAGAAGGGCAAATCGGAGGCTGTCGAGAATCTGAGCAAAGAGAGCAAGAACGTCAAGATGGACGTTCGTCAAACTCCACAAAGCTCATCAAACTTCTCAGGGTTTCGTGTTTCCTCAGTTGATTCAAGTTCGGGCAATAGGCTAAGAATAAAAAAACGATAACAAAAACTTAAAAACTTAAAAACTTACAACTATGGCAGGTTCATTAGGAGGCTCTTTTAGCCTCACCCCCAGTGCTACTAAAACCACTGGTACGTACAACTACATCAGCTCAGCTGATTTTAACTTCTTGAATCAGTGGCTTCCCGACACTTACGAGAAAGAATTCGAGCGTTACGGTAACCGTTCCGTTGCTTCTTTCTTGCGTATGGTAGGCGCTGAATTGCCCTCTAACTCTGACATGATCAAGTGGACAGAGCAGGGTCGTTTGCACACTCAGTACACTGGCGTTACTGCTAAGACTGGTGGTTTCTCTAGCGGTTCTCAAACCTTCACTGTTGCAGCTACTGCTTGTAACTTCCGTGTTGGCCAAACCGTTATCTTGAGCTCAGCTGCAGCTGCTGCTACCTTGAAAGGTATCGTTACTGCTGTTTCTGGTGCTGATTTCACTGTAGCTTACTACACTGAAGAAACCTCTGCTCCT